GTATGATGTGGAGTTTGTATCATCCACAGAAAAGTTTGATACTTCGACCCCGATGGGCCGGGCCATGCTGAATATCTGCATTGTATTCGCCCAGCTTGAACGTGAGACAATTCAGAAGCGTGTCACAGACGCCTACTATTCACGGTGCCTGAAAGGCTTTCACATGAGCGGACAGGCACCATACGGTTATCAGTTAGAGCCTACTGTGGTAGAGGGTATCCGCACAAAGAAAATGGTTGCCGACCCCATAGCCGCCGACCATGTTCGGCTGATGTTTGAAATGTACGCTGAACCGGAAACCTCCTTCGGAGATATTACTCGATACTTCGAGGAACATGACATAAAAATTTATGGCAAATCCATGTTCCGTACATTTCTTTCCCAGCTTTTAAGAAACCCCGTTTATGCACAGGCCGACTTGGAGCTGTACGAATTTTTCAAGAGTCAGGGTGCAGCGATTGTCAATGACGCTTCTGACTTTGCCGGAACAAACGGCTGCTATCTCTATCAGGGGCGGGATGTGAAGGAGGACAAAGACAGGTGCTTAAAAGACCAGATACTTGTTATCGCTCCCCACGAAGCACTCATTTCCTCTGACACATGGCTGAAATGTCGGAAAAAACTTATGGCAAACACCACCTTCCAGCAGGGACGGAAACCAAAAAATACTTGGCTGGCCGGAAAAATCAAATGCGGGCATTGTGGGTATGCTCTGAAAGCCACCCATGTACCAAACAGCACCGGCTATTTCCGCTGTACCAAACGGACGGAAAACAAAGGCTGTCCGGGCTGCGGGAAAATCCGCAAAGAAGAATTTGAGCAATTCATTTTCTCGACCATGCAGGAAAAGTTCAAAGATTTTCAGATACTCCACGGCAGGGAGGAAAAAGTCAATCCGAAACTGACCGCCTATCAAGTGGAGCTGGCACAGGTGGAGGCAGAAATTGAAAAGCTGCTGGATACGCTGACCGGAGCCAATGCGACCTTGCTTGCCTACGCTAACAAAAAAATTGAAGAACTGGACACCCGACGCCAGACCATTTCAAAGGCAATCGCTGAATTGAGCGTTGAAACCATATCTCCCCAGCAGATAAAGAAGTTATCCTATTATCTCGACAACTGGGACAGCATAGATTTTGACGACAAAAGAAAAGCCGCCGATGGCTTGATCTCTACAATCAAGGCCACCAGCGACCATGTTCAGATAGAGTGGAAAATCTGACATTTCCGCTCTATCGCCCCTCATTTCTATTTTATCTTGTTTGTACCCCTTGTACACCGATGTTTGACACTGCTCATATAAATGCAGAAAGAGAACATGGCGTTTCCAGGAATGAAGCGGAAAGGTTTATAAAAGAAGCTGATATATCTCTTACACGCTGGAACGGAAGATTTGTAAATTATTACGGACCTAATGGAGCCGTGTATGTTGATACGGAAAATAATAATATCCGAACAGCATTTAAGAAAGAGCAATTTGATGAACCAACATTGAAAATCAGGGAGGTGGCAGAAAAATATGGCATCAAAAAAGATTAAATGCCCGTTATTAGGGAATGAAATTGAAGATGGGATATGCTTTGATATTCACATGAATGTTGAAGGACTGGCACCTGATTGGACGATCCCGGAAGCAGTGCTAAAAGTCGAAGATTACAAGGAAATTTGTTCGAAGTGTTCAAATCATAGAGAGGACTAATGCCACGGATCAGAACTGGTCGGTGGTATTTTTGTACTCTTTTTTAGGAGGTGATGCGGTTTGATTGCGGTAAACTTTACACCGCTTGGTCTGACGGTAGACGGCCATGCAGGATTTGCAAAAACCGGGAATGATATCATATGTGCAGCGGTATCAGCATTAGCACAGGGACTTGTACATTCACTTGTATCCCTTACGGATGATGAGATTTCTTACCATTTTGCTGACGGACATATAGATATAAGTTATGAGAATCTATCAGAAAGAGGAAAACTTCTGGTCGATTTTTTTTTTATTGCTGTGAGTGATATTAATACGACTTACGGTGATGATTATGTGAGAATTACGGCCGACGGGCGTAAAACGGAGAAGGGAGAAGCACGATGAAGCTTATGAATATGAAGAAAAGATATTGGACATACGATCTGCAGTTATTTGCAGAGGGGGATGGAGACGATTCCGGGGATGACGGAGAGGATGACGCGGAAGTCGATGACGATGATTCGGAAGAGGATGAAGACGACGCTGATCCAGAAGGCGATGAGAAGAAATTCTCCCAGAAAGAAGTAGATGAAGCTGTGAAAAAGCGTCTTGCAAGGGAACGCAGAAAATGGCAGAGAGAACAGCGGAAGAAAGCTGGAAGTAAAAAGAAACCTGACGGCAAGGAAAAAACCGGAGAAGATGGCAAAGAGGATGATGAAGAAACACAGGAACTCCGTAACAAGGCAGCCAAAGCGGAAGAGATGGAACTGAAATGGACGTGTCTGGAGCATGACGTGGACAAGTCCTGTGTAGATGATGTCCTTGCATTGGCTAGAGTGCATATGGCAAAAGACGAGGATATGGACATCGAAGATGCGATCGACGAGGTATTGAAAAAGTATCCACAGTTTAAGGAGTCCTCTAAAGAGGATGATGATACCGATGACGATGATACAAAGAAGAAGTCCTGGGGACAGAGACAGAACGGCGGAAGAAAAAAGACTTCAGGAGTTGAAGCTGCTTTTCTGAAAAGAAATCCGGGGCTTAAGATTGATTAAAGGAGAAAAAAGATGAAAAATAAAAAAGTTATTATGTTTTTACAGCTGTTTGCACATTCACATCAGGAAAGATGGTCTACTCTTGTAGATGCAAAGCTGAGACAGACACTCGTTACAAGAGATAATTATATTTTCAATACGAATTACGAAGGAAGCCCGACAGCTGGAAAGGTCAAGATTCCGGTAAGAGATACGGAGGTCACGGTAAAAGCCTACGACAAAGCGACAGGTGTAGATCTTGAAACTGGAACCACAACTTACATTGACCTTAACATTGATCAGGACATGGCAGTCAATGAACTGATCGACGGTTATGATGCCGCGGCCGTTCCAGATAATATTGTTGCAGATCGCCTGGATTCTGCTGGATACTCTCTTGCATTGGACATGGATAAAAAGTCTATCAATCTGCTTGAGACTACAAGTGGAATAAAGGTATGTGCTACCAAAACAGCAGCAACAGACTCTACAGCATACAAAGAAGTTCTGGATGCAAAGACATATCTGACAAGAACCGGAGTCCCACAGGCAGGACGCTGGCTGATCTGTTCTCCTGAATTCATGGCAGTGCTTATGATGGATGATCATTTTATCCGTCAGGGAGATCTGTCCCAAGAACTGAAGAATGCAGGAGCGGTTGGATCTGTAGCGGGATTCGCAGTATTTGAGTCTGGCAACACAATGTATGAGAATGCGACGATCGTCGGATCTAAGAAGACAACAACAGAGTTTATTGCCGGTCATCCAAACTGGTGCCACCGTGTCCAGGAGTGGGCTGTACAGGTGCACGCCCAGGATCTTGCCGGATCCGGTAAATTCATTGGAGCATCTGCGGTGCAGGGGCGTAAGATCTTTGGTCTTAAAATCTCCAAACCACAGACTGTGTATGTCAAGAGGACCGAAGCTGCAGCGTAAGGAGCTGATCTAAATGTATGTAGATGAGTCATATTATTATGATACTTTCAACGGAGAGTCGGTAGAGTCCGCCGACTTTCCTGGATTATGCAGAAGAGCTGGAGAACTGATTGAGGAACTGACACTGTATCGGTTGACAGAAACAGGATTTCTTGTGATGCCGGTAGAGATGCAGACAGCTGTAAAGAATGCTGTGTGCGCGCAGATAGAGTATCTAGACGCTAACGGTGGCGCTGAGATGGATATGGGGAATGGAATGTCAGGAGCAACGCTTGGCAAGTTTTCGTACTCTGGAGCATCTTCCGGTTCCGGATCAACGGAACAGTCGATATTTTCGCCAAGAGCGGAGAGAATACTCTGGCCAACTGGTTTGACTTACCGGGGAGGTAGATATTGATGAGACCGATTTCAAAGAAATTGTTAATCCATACAGTTACGCTGTATAAGAAAATCAGTACAGATAAATGGGGAAGCGAGAAGTTGGATACCGGACAGACATTATCCAATATCAGAATAGAGCCTTCCAAGCAGATTATTCGTGATAAGAATAACGCAGAGGTACAGTTGGCTGCTACGCTTTTCTATGACTGTCGTAACAGTAGGCCTTCTGATGTTTCTTTTGAGGTTGATCAGATTATTGATTTTAACGGACAGAAGCATCAGATTAAGACGGTAGAGCCTCTGTATGATAACTCGAAGCTACATCATTATGAAATAGGAATGGTGAGATATGGCAAAAATTAACACTCGTGTTACGCTACATACGTCACGAGCAGTGGCAATGATTAAGGTGGCAAGCAATGATGCCCTGACTGTTATGGGGAATCAGGCATTGCGAGATGTATCTAAACATGTACCCCGTGATCAGGGAACATTAGAGAGTAGCGGATTGTCGGGCAGTGATACAAAGGCCGTGGATGGTAAATATACTATGCGTTGGAATACACCGTATGCTCAATATCTCTGGAACGGAGATGTGATGTATGGCAATCCAACAGAAAGACGATATGGCCCGAAAAAGATTTCGTTCACGTCTGCACTTGCACATGAGGAATGGGCGAAGTACGCCGGAGAAGTGTATGGTGCTGAATGGAGGCAGGTGTATCAGGCAACGTTGAAGAGGAGGCTTAAGTGATGCTGACAGAATTGTTAGAGTTAATTACCGCAACAGCAGAAAAGAACTGCAGTCTTGACGCAGAGATATCCCTGGAGGAACTTCCGAAAGAAGGGGGAATCTATGCCGAACTGGGAGAAGGGTTTGTGGAATCTACCAGTTACAATAAGCGGGAGGTCAAGACAATTCCGGTATTGTTACTGTGCCGGCATGCTGATCAGAAACGTTGCCTGGAACAACTGTGTGAGATTGCTGGATATCTGCGGGTATTAAAGAAGTATCCACAAGGAAAGACATTCGCTTGGTTGGATACGACAGTAGCGAAGGAACCAAACAAAATAGGGAGAGATGAAGACGGAGTATATCATTACTCCTGTATTTTGAACTGTAAGATATATTGTTAAGAAAGGGTGATACTATGAAAAATATAAATTTACAGCTGTTTGCTGAACCGGCTCTGCCAAAGAATCCGATTACTCCGGAAATTAACTATGAAACAGAAGCATTTATCAATACCACTCCGAGTGAAGAGAAACCTAAATGGGCGAGCATGGCAGAACTTATGACGAATATGTCTCAGTCTTTAAATGAAGTTCTGCAACAGCTCTCCTATTACGCAGATAAAGGATGGGGGTCTACAGAGGTGACCGGCGCACAGCTTACACTTACCGTGACAGGGTCTGTAAAGCCGGGGGATGAAGCTTGCGATTATATTCTTGGAGATGAAGTCATGTATGGCTTGGGATCTGCGAGAAAAACACACATGAAACTCACAAAGGGAACAAAAGTGATTATCTGGCCGATTACACTTGCGAACATTACTCCGGGATACGGAGATGCGAATAATATCAATTCACTTACCGTAACTATCCACGGGAATGGTCGCCCGTCTATTGGAACAACAGGTGTATAAGCATAGGGAGGGGCAATGGCTCCTCCTTATTTTGGAGGTGTAAAAGATGGCATATCAGGCAAAAAAGCATAAGCGATTCCGAGAGGATTTTGAACTGCTCGATGAGGAAGGGAATGTAGCACACACCCTTCATGTCGAACTAGATGCAGATGATGTAGTTGTAAAACTTACAAGAAAGTATACAGATCTGATGCGGGCTTATGCGGATACTACGGGTATGGGCAGCAAGGTATTGAGTACAGAAGAAGCAAGCCAACGCTTTGAAAAACTTGGCAGAGCCGTTACTGATGTTATTGAAGCTGTGTTTGGAAAAGTTGATGCAGGTACAATTCTTGATTTTTATGAAAATCGTTATGTGGAGATGACAAAAGAAGTTATTCCATTTATCACTCAGGTGGTGATTCCGCGCTGTATTGAAATCAGGGATCAAAATAAAAAGGGAATCCTGAAAGGATACAACAGGAAGCAGAGAAGAGCAATGTTCAAGAGGTGAGCGAATGGGATTTCTGACGGAATACCAGACATCGACGGTTACACTGGGGAAGTTGAAATTTTTGATTAATCCGGCATTTGACGCAGTACTTGAAGTTCAGCGGCTATTTTCTGAAGAAGATTTGACGGAACACGACAAAGTGGATCAGGCGCTGAAAATGCTTGTAATAAATAGCAGACGTTTGAGGCTTATAGGTCTAAAAGAAAAAGCGGATTTGCTCCATGAAATCTACCGCCAGTGTATTAATACACGAAAACATCCTCCCTCTCGGAAAAATGTGAGGGTTCTGGATTTCGAGTATGATGGAGAATATATCTACTCTTCATTTATGCTTGATTACGGTATTGATTTAATAAATGAGCAGGGGCGTTTGCCTTGGAAAAAGTTTATTGCTCTTTTTCAGGGCCTCTCTGAGCATACAAAAATCCGGGAAGTAATGCGGATCAGAAGCATGGATATCCCAAATCCTACAGGAAAGAATGAAAAACAGATTCAGGAGATAATGGATTTAAAGTCTTACTATGCGCTTCCGGTAAAAGGTGGAGGCGGACAAGCCGGGCTTGATGCTCTGTTTTCAGCGCTTGAAGGGATGGCGGTGAAAAATGGATAAACCCATAGATAACAAGACTATGAAAAAAGCGACGTGCCCTTACTGCGGTACGCCGGTAAATGCGTTTTATCGGGAAGATGCCGCCTGCAAAGGTGTCTTTTTTAAGTGCAAGAATAAGGATTGCAAGAAACAATTTGAATTAATAATCTAAGACGTTGTGCCGATGTGCCTGTCTGATGAATTGAAGGCAGGTGATAGGTATGACGAATAAAAAAGGAGATATTACATATGAAATTCGAGCGGATGACAGTCGCGTAGAGTCTGATATTGAACAGGCTAATAAAAAGGTTGAAAAAGCCGCACGAAAATCTGCTGAAGATGTTGTAAAAGTAGAACAAAGTAAAACTAAAAAGATCACTGCCGAAAATGACAAAGTTGTCAAGGATTCCGAAAAGACTGCTGATGATGTTTCGGAAGCGTGGAAAGCCGCGGGCAAAGATGCCGAGAAAGCAATGGCCGATATCGAAGTTAATGATGTTACTGTCGATGTAGATGCGAATACGGGTAAAGCCGAAAGTAGCATCAGAGCAATAAGTAAAGATAAAAGCATTGACGTTGATGTGGATGCAGATGTTTCGGATGCTGATGATGCAATTAAAGGTCTTGGTGATACTGCCAAAGAGACGAGTGAAGAGGCTGCAAGCGCGTTTGAAAATTTAGGAGGCGTTATATCTTCTTCACTTGGTGATGCTATTGGTTCTCTTCCTCTTGCCGGACAAATTGGTGAACTGACCAAAGGATTGTCTGGTACGCAGGCAGTCGCTATAGGAGCCGGAGTGGCTGCTAGTGGCGCGTTGATTGGAATAGGGGGTGCTGCTGTCAGCGCTGCGACGGATATTGATTCGGCGATGAATCAGCTGCAGGCCAGTACGGGAATTACTGCGGAACAGACCGAAAGATATCGAGGTGTATTGGAAGATATCTACAAAAACGGATATGGTGATAGCTTTGGAGATATTAGCGATACATTAAGCCAGATCAGACAGCAGATAGGGCCGGTAGTCGACTCCTGGGATCCTTCGGCATTACAGAATTTTACGGAGTCTGCTATAGCTCTAAGAGATACGTTCGGATACGATGTGACCGAATCTATCAGGGCGGCGAATACCATGATGGATCAGTTTGGCATCGACGGCGAGCAGGCAATGAACCTGATTGCATCCGGTGTGCAGAATGGTTTGGACTATTCGGGTGAGCTGCTCGACAGCATCAATGAATATTCAGTGCAGTTCCAGAAAATGGGTCTTGATGCTGAAGATATGTTTGCCATCTTCCAGAAAGGCGCAGAGTCTGGAGCATTTAATCTTGACAAGGTTGGTGATGCAGTAAAAGAAATGTCGATCCGTGTGGTTGACGGTTCAGATACTACTCGACAGGGCTTTGAACTGCTCGGATTGGATGCTGATGAAATGGCTGCTAAGTTTGCAGCCGGTGGAGATTCAGCAAAAGAGGCATTCAACCAGACAATAGACGCCCTTGCAGGCTTGGAAGATCCACTTGCACAGAATACCGCCGGAGTAGATCTGTTCGGGACCATGTGGGAGGATCTGGGACCAGAGGCGGTGACAGCTCTTTCGGACATAGAAGACAGCGCTTATGAAACCTCGGATGCGATGGACGGAATCAAAGAGGTTAAATACGATGATCTTAGTTCTCAATTTGAAGCGTTGAAGCGAAATGTTGAGATGTTGCTTGTTCCATTGGGGGAACAGCTTATTCCAATATTGTCGGAGATTATGGAAGATGTCCTCCCGCCGCTCCTTGATGTGTTGGAGCCGTTACTTGAGTTGGTCGGCGCGCTGCTTGAGCCATTATTGGAAATAATCTCAAGCGTACTGGATCCGCTGCTTAATATTCTGACTGAACTACTGGAACCATTCCTTGAGTTGATCGAATCGTGTATTACGCCACTGTTAGAGTTAGTACAAGCTCTTCTGGATCCGATTTTAAGTCTGATCGAATCGTGTATACGTCCGTTACTTGATATCGTGTTGGAACTTATCGAACCACTCCTGCAGTTGGTATCTGAATGCCTGCAGCCACTTGTAGATATATTTTCTGAATTACTTGAACCTATTGTAAATCTGATTGAGAGCGCTTTGACTCCGCTGTTGGAGTTATTACAGCCGATAGCAGAATTCATATCGTCAGTTCTTACTCCGATCCTAGAGGTGCTATTATCAGTTTTTCAGGCAGTTTTTGAAGGCATAGCCGGAGTTGTTCTGGAAAAGGTAGGTGTAATACAAAGCATACTCGATAATTTGATCGGTTTTGTACAAAATGTTTTTTCTGGGAACTGGTCAGCAGCATGGCAGAACATAAAAAATATCTTCTCAGGGATTATGGATTTGCTCCCAGAATATGTACAAAATATTATTGGGAACATCATCAATGTATTAGGAAGTCTGATTGACTTTATTCGAAACGTATTTTCCGGGAACTGGTCAGCGGCATGGCAGAATATCCTTGATATACTTCACGGTATATGGGATGGAATCGTCGGTATATTCAAGGCTCCGCTTAACGCCATCGTTGATGCCTGGAATAGCCTTGTTAGTAGCATAGGAAGCATCGAGGTGCCAGACTGGGTACCGGCAATAGGTGGGAACAGTTATTCTCTTCCAAGGCTTCCGCGGTTAAAGGTTGGTATGGATTATGTGCCATCAGATAACTTTCCTGCTTATTTGGATGAAGGAGAGTGGGTTTTGACAAAAGAAGAGGCTGAAATGCTCCGATCAATAGGGGGAATCGGTGGAATAGCTTCAATGATGGCGCATTCTGGTCGTGATGGCGATATGCAGGTGACGGTTCAGGGAAGAGATATTGATTATGACAGGATTGGAGAGTCCGTATATGACGCTTTTCAACGTCATGGAATGGGCATCAGTGTAGATAGGCGTGAATTTGGTCGAATCGTGGAAGAGGTGTTAGGTGAAAGGGGGCTGATTTAATGGACATACGCTTTGTAAATCACAATGGTGAACAAGTGGACTTAATGAATGGCGCATATAAAATTGAAGACAGCTCCCTGTTTGCGCATTCGTGGGACTACGATAGCGATAATGCAGCGATTGGTTATGGTGGAACTATCAGGAAATTTAGGAAAGGAATACAAACAAAAGATATTACGATCCATATTGAAAGCGTGGGGATGGAATCATACAAGCAGGCGTATGATCATCTCATGGAGATCATTGATATGGATGTGATTGATGAAGTGCCAGGACGGATATACATTGATGACTCATATATGAGATGTTACATCACTGAAGGGGATCCTTCTTATTTCGTTCCCGGGCTGGATATGTGTACATATAATTTTAAACTTGCATCTCCGTATCCATTTTGGATAACCGAATGTAAGCGTTCATTCCAGAAAATTATTAACGGATCAGGCGAGTCAGAAGAGTTTTTGGATTATGAGCATGATTACGGTTACGATTACACTATGCCATACGGCGGTGATGTGATCTGGCAGGTTGACCATTATGCGCCATGCGAGTATGAGATGATTATATACGGCCCCTGCGTGGATCCACGCGTTGTGATAAATGGACATATTTATCAAGTATACGCGACTCTGGACGAGAATGATTATCTGAAGATCAATAGCCGTGAAAATTCCGTTGTGCAATATCTGGTCAACGGAACGCAGCGAGATCTATATGATTACCGGGTAAAGATAACGGGATCACTGTTCGATCCAATCAAGCCGGGGAATGTCCGAGTGGTGTGGTCAGGGGAATTCGGGTTCGATCTAACACTATTCTGCGAAAGGAGTGAGCCAAGATGGAAGATCCAAGGCAGTTAATTCTTGCAGATCAGAACCTGCGCGACATCAAGCCGGTGATGAATGCGGACATCGACTTTGCTGTCGGATCGGATGAGAATGACTACGAAATTAAAATCCGGCGCGATCGGTGGGATAAGCGGTATACATACGGAAATATATTCTACATTAAAAATACAGAGTTCGGAGGGATTATCGGAAGAAAAAAGATAAACACGGAGAAGGACACGATATCACTGTATGGCCGGACATGGCGCGGGAAATTGGATAAGAAGATTATCCGGCCGCCGGAAGGACAGGATTACCGGAAAGTATCAGGGGAGTTGAATGCAGTGCTGAATACGATTGTTACGGAGCAGTTCAATGACTATTTTGTCGTATCGCAGAACGACACCGGAGTGAGTGTGACGAATTTCCAGTTCGATCGATACTGTACTTTGTTGACCGGGATCATAAAGATGCTGAAAAGCGTTGGATATAAGTTACATATCGAATACATTCAGCAGGAACGCGGCCAGCCTGGGTATGTAGAGCTGTCTGCCGTACCGATCGTGGACTACTCAGACGCAAAAGAACTGTCGCAGGATAGCCGGTTGAACTTCGTGTTCGATGAAATGAAAAACGGAGTTAACCACCTGATCTGCCTGGGAAAAGGGGAACTTCAGGACAGGCAGGTAATTGACCTGTATGTCGGCCTAAACGGTAGTATCGGAACCACGCAGTATTATACCGGTATTAAGGAGGTCACCGATACATACGAGGATACATCCTCTGAGAGTGACGAACTGGAAGAGAAAGGACGGGAAAAACTGCGGGAACTAATGAATAAGACATCGTTTAGCATGGATGTCGAGAGCTTGGGCATAGAGGTAGAGATCGGAGATATAGTAGGCGGCCGCGATTATGTAACGGGCATGTATGCGGCCAAGCCAATCGCAAAGAAGATCTATAAAGTAGAGGGTGGAAAAACCTCTCTTGAATACGAAATAGAAGGAGATGATAGTTAATGGAACTGGTAACAGGACGGGCAGGGAGCCCGCACATAACGTCACAGCAGGACCGGCAGAAGCATCAGGGAATCTGGGGCGATGGAGCATATATCCTTGCGACGGGAAATCAGCTCGAACCGCAGGCGCAGAGCTCAAATAAAATATTGATTAAGGATGGCGCTCTGATGTTTCAGGGTGCTATTTTTTCGGTCAAAGTCGGAACTACAGATGAAATCACAATCAATAATGGGAATCAAGGCATGCAAAGAAAGGATCTTGTCGTCGCCCGGTATACATATGATTCAGCGCAGCAGAAAGAATCCGCAGAATGGATTGTGATTCAAGGAGAACCAGCGGCAAGAAATCCTGTAGCACCGTCAAGTACGAGTGGAGATATACAGGAGGGAGATACTACTGTAGACTGCCCGTTTATGATCGTAAATCTGGATGGGATCAATGTCACGGGAGTGGATATTATACCGGAGGTCGCACCGGACATCCCTACGCTAAATGCGGCTTTGTCGAATATTAGGTTTGAGGTCATCGAATCTACCAGTTATTATGTTAAAAAATACGAAAACGGCTGTTTTGAAGCATGGGCAAAAACAACTGTTATTGGTACCCATCTGAGTTTTACGCAAATTGGAACATCCGGAATATACTATGCGCGTGTCACAAATATAGGAATCGGAATCAGAGCGACGGAAGTGTACGATATTGAATATACACCTCAAAATAATGGAATAGTCTGGGGAGCGTCACCAAGTATGAATTCCAACATGTCTGCGATAGACGGATATGTCGTACAGTATGGAGCCGACAAAACACGCAACACGAATATTCGAGTTCATGTGACCGGCAAATGGAAATAATTACTGCTTGGTGTACCGTACGGCTACAAATCCAGCATATGTACTCCAGTTACTATGAGTTGTAATTACAACTTGCTGACCATTTGCAATAATCCGTGCTGCAATACTGTTTGCAACATTATTAGGGTCTACATACGGTAATGGATATGCGGCCCCTCCCGAGATAACCATACTGTATGTTGGATCTATCCAGAAATAATAGGCGTTGGTGATACCTGTATTTATAGTTTTGCTGGTATTGTTAGGCAACACACCTATATCGACAAGTCGCATATATACAGGTTTGCCACCAAATGTTTCGCCCGTTAAGATTTCGCCTGCGCCAATTGACATGTCATATGCATTTATTTTATTCGACAAAGCCGCATTTAACGTATAGATTCAAAAAAGAAAGGATGATGAAAATGAAGATTATTTTTAACGATGCAACAGAAATCACCGTGCAGCAAGTAGAGTCTCACGGCGATTATCTGTGTGTCCTGACCGTTGGGAATACTCCGGAGCAGCTTAAAGTGTTGTTCACTGACACGAGCCGCACATCGAAGATAATCGTGAAGGAGCGTGGCCAGACGGTCGCTACATACGAGGGATACACGGCGTTTTACAGGACGGAGATCTATACAGGTAAGATCTATGGCGTAGTAATGTACAAGCCGGAGAAAACGCCGGAGGTGCAGTCGTTTATGGTACAGGCGGCAGTCACTGTTGCGCAGATACAGGCACAAAGTCTGACAGATGAGCAGGCACTTACCGTGAAAGATATCTATCCTGTATGGGATGGGAATGGTGTGTCATATCAGAAAGACTTCTATTTGACACATAATGGAAAACTGTATAAGGTTCTGCAGGCACATACATCACAGTCGGACTGGGTGCCGGATGCGGCACCGTCACTCTTTGCAGAGGTGCTCCCGGGAAAGGACGGTACTGGGATTGGAGAGTGGGCACAGCCGGGATCTACAAATCCGTATATGGCCGGAGACCGGGTGACACACAACGGCAAAACATATGAATCCTTAGTGGATAATAATGTATGGAAGCCCGGTGCGCAGGGATCAGAAGCACTGTGGAAGGAAATAGAAACAGAATAAGAAAGGCGGGTAGCATATGACAGAAATCAAAGAGGTGAAAGCAGAGAAAACCACAGTGAATGCCGGGGAGCGAATTCATATATCATTTGAATTTTGGTACGATCAGGACTATCCATATGATTACCCGCACGACTATCCAATTTCAAGCGAAAGAAAGTGAGGAAGAAACACATGAGTGATATTGTAAGGGCTTATGCCAAATATAAAGGGCAGCAGTACAATGCATCTTACAACTCCGGGACGCAGAAGTGGAGCGTGGACATCCCGTCCGGATCAGAATCATCTTACAGCCAGTCGAATCATACATACCCGATTGAGCTGCATGCATTCGACGCGGCGGGCAACGAGACGATCATGTACGCTACGGACGACACATACGGGGATCAACTGAAATTCCGTGTCCTTGAGAAAACGAAGCCGACTGCGACTATCAAGTCTCCGACGCAGGGCAGCGTGCTTGGAAGCGCGACGCAGGATATTGTCATGGAGCTTTCCGATGCCGGCGGATCTGGTCTCAACATGGCGTCCGTAATCTTCAAGGTCAACGGCGTTCAGGTAACACGGGGACTGTCTTGGAGCGATTCAGGTGGAAAGAAGACCTGCACGTATCATGCAACCAACCTGTCAGATGGTTCCAACAGTGTCAGCCTGCAGGTGTCCGATAATGACGGCAATGTTTCTGACGTTGCGACAGTATCCTTTGTGATCAGTACATCCGCGCCGACGCTAAACATTACGAGCCCTAAAGAAGGGCTGCTGACGAACAGCAAAAAGGTTACGGTATCAGGTACGGCGACGGCCGGGTCTGACGCGGTAACTCTTTCTAAGGTAACTATTAACGGAGAGGAAGTAGTAGTAGGTGAAGGTGGTGCATTCTCGAAAGAGATTACCCTTAATGAGGGAGCGAACACAATTTCTATTATCGCTGAGGACAGTATCGGGAAGACAACAAAGGTTGATAGGCATGTTACAGTCGATACCAAGGCACCGATCATCAGCGATGTCGAGGCAGAAGCGACCACAGTTGACGCCAACAGCACGATCCACCTGACCTTCAAGGTTGTGGATCCGGCAGACTGATATGATTATCAGGGTATGGGGCATAGTGAACTCTATCGAGGTCGAGTTTACGCCCGTCCCGGACCGTCCTGGGTACTGGGAGGGGACCGCCCCACGAATGCCGGGACTGCAGGAAATTGAGATCTGGGCGGAGAGTAGCACAGGAGCAAGAGGGCATTTACAATGCGAAGTGATGATCGAATATCATGCCCACACTGAGGCGCAACTGCTCCGGGATTGTACAGAGGCTGATTTGGTCGGACCGAAGCGGGAAGTCAGATTGCTGTTGCTGCCGTGGGTAGCACGGCTCATCACTCTCCGGGAGACACAAGCCCTGCAGGAAAACTATAATGCGCGGCTGAAATGCTGCAGAAAGGCGGTGCGGCATGGATAAGGCTATATTTGAACTTGGAGAAAAGAAATATGTATGCATCAGCGTCAGGAGTACATGCGAGAAGCCATTTGATGTGACTTCTGCGAAATACATCCTGAAAAACGGAGATGAGAAAGAAGTATCAGGAGAGTGCGAGATCAGCAAGCGAGATGATAAAGAGACAATCCTGTCTGCATTGATTCAGCCAATGATCAAGGGAGCGACGTACACATTGGAGTACACATACGAGATACCACCGGAGATTATCAAGCATGTTGTGAGGGTAATGGTGAAATAAGGCAGGTGATACATATGAGCATCAGAGACAGACCGTGAACCGGTCTTATTTTTATGCATAAATTATATGGAGGTATAGACCCGTGTATATAAGCATAGGGACAATTATTACGGTAGGCAGCCTGATTGGTGCGCTTGGAGTGATCGGAGGAGTGCTGATTGCAGCATATAAATTCTTTAAAAAGCCGGAAGAGCTCGAGAAGAAGATCAAAAAGATCCGAGCAACCCATGAAGAGGACATCCGGAAGATCAACGAAGAACAGTGCCTAATTACCTACGGGCTTCTCGCCTGCCTGAAAGGACTCAAGGAAAAGGGTTGCAACGGTCCTGTAACGGAAGCCATAAATAAGATTGAGAAGCACCTGAACAAACAGGCGCATGATATGGAGGAATGACTATGAACATGGAAGTGTTAATGCAGTATATGAGTTACATTTTGACAGGAATCGGAGTACTGGCCTTTTTAGTCAGTGCGATTGTACAGACGATTAAGGAAATGCCAGAACTGAAGAAAGTACAGACAAATGCTGTGGCACTGATCACATCACTGATTCTGACACCGGCATCAGTAATTGTGTTGTGCACCTATTATAAGATAGTGATTGAATGGTATTACATTTTTGCATCATTCATTGCCGCATTTATCGTCTATTTAGTGAGTACTGGTGGTTGGGAGAGAGTGACAGAGATGTGGAACAGAAACGCATATAAGAAAAAGTAGAATTGCACTGGTGCAAGAAAGGAGAGCAAAATGAGTAAGACAGCAGCAGGATTAGTTGCATTTGCAAAAAGCAAACTTGGTACACCGTATATTTACGGAGCAAAAGGAACCGTAATGAGTCTGTCGCAGATCCGAGCATTAAGAAAACAGTACGGATCCAACTGTGTATGGACATCTGATGACAGCAAAGCCGGTAAGGTATGTGTTGACTGTTCCGGTTTGATTAGCTGGTATACAGGTACCATCCGTGGTTCGGGACAGTATAAGAGCACTGCGGTAGAAGTGCTTCCAATCAGTCAGAGAACCAACGCCCACATTGGATGGGCGGTGTGGATGAAGGGGCATATCGGTATCTATCTTGGAAACGATCAGTACATCGCAGCGGACGGGTCCGCATATGGTGTGAGAATTGCCAAGTTATCACAGAACAGATTTACACATCTGCTGAAGCTTTGTGATATCGATTATGGACAGGGAACAACATCAGGACCTAAAGAGACAATCAAGCCTTCTGGAGGTTATTATAATGCAGGAGTAGATTTCACTTATGCAGTACGTGCCGGCGGAAAGACTTATCCAGCAGTAACGAACCTGGCAGATTATGCAGGCGTGAGGGGAATCCCGATCACAGACATTGCTATTAAATGTAGTGTCGGAAACATCAAGTACAGAGTACATGTTGCAGCAAACAAGAAGAAAGGAATCGCAGGCAGATGGCTGCCATATGTATCTGGATACAATTGGAAAGACAGCAACAACGGTTATGCCGGTAATGGTCTTCCGATTGATGCAATCGAGATTATCTACACAGCTCCAAACGGCAGCACCCAGAAAGCGCAGTACAGAGTATCACCGGTGAATAGAAATTATTATTCATGGCAGTATAACAATGAAACTGGTGGGGGACAGGATGGATATGCTGGTGCATTTGGAGTTCTGATCGATAGATTCCAGTTGTTCTAAGCGCTGACAAAAACACCCCAGAGCATTTGGCTCTGGGGCGTTAATATTGTACCATTTACGTGGGGCTTTCATGGGGCAAAATATTGTATTTTGTTGTACGGTTTCAACGTTGAAAGTGCCTAAAAATGCGATATTTCGCAGTAGTTTGTACCTATTTATATGCATTGAGTAGCCGGCCAGCGGCATCGAACTTAATCTCTGAATATCTTACAAATTCAATGTTTGCAAGATATCCAGAGATTTTTTATATATTAGGAAAGTGCTTTCCTAATATATAAAAAACGCTCCGCTAAGGATGCGCACTGCGGCGTACAATGTAGATGTCGCAAGCGGTCTACGTTTCCACTTCGGTCCTTGCTAAACAAGCGCCACTGGCGCTTAGCAACGCCGCAGGCGCAAGAATGTGCAATGCACATTCTTTGTTCTTTGTAATTTCACTTTTTTCCACGACCAACGAGATAATCAATTGAGACTGTATAATAATCAGCAAGTTTGATGAAGACATCAATAGGAACGTTGATTTTTCCAAGTTCATATTTAGAATATGTAGTCTGTTTGATGTTGAGGTATGCAGCAACTTCTTTCTGCGTTTTA